TGCGGAGAATGACCCCAGTCATTTCTTTATGCGCCTCAAAGCTTCAGAGTCGGGAATAGTATCTGCTGACGAACTTGCAGCACTCAAAGCTCAGATGGACGCGAGTGACTACGCGCAGGAGTTTGAGTGCTCGTTCGACGCAGCCCTTCGAGGGGCCATCTACGGGGTAGAAATGGAGCGGGCCGAGCAAGAGGGTAGAATCAAAGAGATCGCCCTTGATCCTAATCTTCCGCTTGACGTAGTGGCCGACCTTGGTTACACAGACGATACCGTACTCACCTTCTTTCAGAAGGGCCCAGGAGGAATTCTCGTTCATGAGATTCACTCGAACAATGAGATGGACTGGGACTACTATCTTGATGAAATGGACTCGCGGGACGTGCGTGACGTCTACCTTCCCCACGACGCGAGAGCCAAGAATCTCCAGACAGGCCGCTCCATAATGGAACAGACGCTCAAGCGTGGCTATCGTCCACGCCTCGTTCCCGATCACAAACTCCGCGATGGAGTGGCCGCTACTCGTAAACTCTTGCCCTATACCTACTGGAATCGCAGCCTCACTTCTGGAGGCATCGAGGCGATGAAGTCGTACAGGCGAGAGTGGGATGATAAGCTCGGGTGCTATCGAGATCGCCCCGTTCATGATTGGAGTAGCCACGTAGCGGATTGTATTCGCTATCTGTCTATGATTTTTACCAATTTAACTCCGAGCAAATCTAGCATCATACTTCCGGAAAATGTGGCGCGGGTTACCAACTACGCCTATAATTTGGAAGACCTATTTACAGATTCGAGAACGAATCCAGGCCTATTCAGGGAGCAATAAATGGGCTACGAAACTACAGGCGGCAATAGCCAAAAGATCGACAGTCTCAAAGACCTGGAAGATCAAACAGGTGGGGAGTACCTACGTTGGCAAGCGGAGATTACCGCAGCCGAGAAGGAACTCGACAAGTGGAAGCGCAAAGCTCGTCGTATTGTCAAAGAATTTCGCGCTGAACGTCTCGACATTGGTTCGGGAGTAGATATCAATTACGAGCGGCGGTTCAACTTATTCGCTGCTAACGTGAACATACTCCAAACGGCGCTGATGAACCAGAATCCTCAGCCGACTGTCAATCGAGAGTTCAAAGATCCTCACGATGACGTCGGTCGAGTGGCTTGCGAAATTTTGGAGCGGGCGCTTAGTGCGCATAACAACACCGCTTGCTACAAAATGTCTACTATCCTACGCCAATGCGTACAGGATATGCTCGTCCCTGGCGCGGGAGTTAGCTGGCATACCTACCACGCAGACATAGAGAGCAAAACTCAGGAACCCACTGAGGAGGAGAAGGTCGTCAACCCAGAAGCTGAGGCTCTGGAGTACGATGAGGTCGTGGGCGAGAATCTTCAAGATGAGTACGTGTATTGGGAAGACCTGCTTTGGTCTCCTTGTCGCGTTTGGGAAGAGGTGCGTTGGATCGCTCGCAAGAATTACATGACGCGAGACCAACTTGTCGAACGATTTGGCGACGACGTAGGTAAGAGGGTGGCACTTGACTTCCAACCCAAGAAAAACGAGTCAATCGTCGAATCGCGCAACTATGTCTTCCAGCAAGCGATCATCTACGAGATTTGGGACAAAGAGAGTGAGAAGATCACTTGGTTCTCCAAGGGGTACGAGGACATTCTTGATCAAAAGGATGACTTCCTAGAGTTGGACGGATTCTTCCCGTGTCCCATGCCGATGTTCGCCACGATCTCGAATGGAGCACTCCTTCCCATACCGGATTTCGACTATGCAAGGGATCAGTACCGAGAACTGAACGAAGTTAACACCCGAATCGCCCTTCTTGTACGAGCCTGTCGCGTAGCGGGTGTGTACGACCGAGCGAATACGCAGCTCCCCGCGCTACTCTCCAACGCGGCGGAAAACGTGCTCGTCCCCGTCGATCAATGGGCCCAGTTTGCTGAGAAGGGGGGTATCAAGGGAGTCATTGACTGGATCCCTCTTGAACAGATCGTCGTCACTATCGACCAATTGCTCAAAGCTCGTGAAGATGTAAAGCAACAGATTTACGAGATCACCGGCATGTCAGATATCATTCGCGGAGCGAGCAAGGCGAGTGAGACACTGGGGGCTCAAAAGATCAAGGCTCAGTACGCTTCTATGAGAATCCAGGAGCGCCAGAAAGCGGTGGTTCAATACTGCTCATCGGCGTTCGACATTCAAATTCAACTGATGCGTAAGCATATGGGAATTGACAAAATCCTAGAGCTTGCGCAGGCCCAGTTTATGAATGAGTCTCCGGAGTTACTTCAAGGAGCCCTACAACTTATCAAAGCGCCTGACTTCCTTTTGCGTTGTCGTGTAGAGAGTGATAGTCTTTCGGACATAGACTTCCAAGCGGAGAAGCAAGATCGCATGGAGTACATGATGACCATTACGAACTACTTGAAGGAAACTATGGGGACGATTCAGAACGATCCTATGCTTGGGCCGTTCCTAATGCAACTCCTACAGTTCTCGCTCGCTGGCTTCAAAGTGGGTAAGAAGTTTGAGGGAGAGCTGGATCGTACCTTTGGGCAACTTCAACAGAAGCTGATGAACCCTCAGCCGCCCAAACCTACGCCTGAAGAGCAGAAGGTTCAGGGACAAATGCAACTGATGCAAGCCAAAGGACAAGCCGAGCAACAGAAGGCGGGCATCAAGATGCAAATTGAGCAACAGAAAGCTCAGGTACAAGGGCAGGCCGCTCAGGTAGATACGCAGGTAAAGCAACAACTTGCGCAACTACAGCTTCAGGTCGAGCAGATGAAGGCCGAAATGACCATGCAAATGGAGCAGCAAAAGGCCCAGATGGAGCAGGCGCAATTCCAACAAAAACTTCGGCAAGACGAGGTTCAGAGTCAAATGGATATGCGTAAGGCTTCTATGCAGAGCGACCTCCAATTGCGTCAAGCCGAGATACAAGGCGCTATCGACGAGCAGGCGGGTCAGCAAAAGTTGGCTCACGCGGATGCTGCGCACAAGCAGCAACTCAAGCAAGCGGCTTCTCAACCCAAACCTACGAGTACGCAATGAAGCATCGATACATCCAAGATTCTGTAACGGGTAAGCTCTACGAGGTTGATCTTGGTTATTCGGCTCCCTTGCCGGACTCCCAACACCTGCTTTGGAACGACCGCGACTACAAGGATCTCAAAACGTCCGATGGCGTTGATATCTCCTCCCGTGCGAAGCATAAGGAGTACATGAAACGCACGGGACTCACTACGATGGACGACTACAAAGAGACTTGGGCTAAAGCTCAAGCGAAGCGGGAAGAATACCGGGTCAAAGGCGGATCTGTCTCTAGGGAGGACGTAGCCCGTGCGATACATCAACTGGAGTCTGGTCGTAGGGCTGAGCGTTAGTTCGTGTGCTCTAATCATCGGAGATAGCAATGAGATACAGCTTGATCGTCGTATTGAGCTTGATGCTACCGGCGTGCGCAACGACGGATCATTACGCGGCGGTGACCGCCCAAACACTTGCTTGGGAGCGGGTAGAGTTGGCCCGATCGGTCGCGAATGCCAGGAAGTACGAAGCCCTGATCGAGAGCGCGAGGGGCGGGAGCGATCTGGCGAGAGTAGCCGTGGCGATGGCCCTAGCTGGTCAGGGAATCGGAAACTACCAAGCGACTCCCCTCCCAACCATACCCGACCCGAGTGAGGCCGTATTTCGTTGGGCTTCAATTATCGTCCCCGCTGCTACAAATATCGGACTTGCGGGATTCAGTTATAAACTGGGGGTAGCTCAAAGTGACAACGCGCGTCTCCAAACAGAAGCCAGTTATCGTGCGATCAGTGCGGGCTATGTATCAAATGCTCAAATCGCGTCTTATGTTCAAGCTCCCCAAGCAAACGTCTCCAACACTACAAATACTACAACTTCCACCTCCAACGTTCTCTCAGGAACTGGAACCCTGGGAAGTGGGAGTTACGCTGTTCGTAATTGTAACGGTGGGGTTAGTGGTTCTGTATCTACTGGCAATTCTGGCCCTGCAGTAGGCGGAAATTGCTGACACTTAATAAATTTCCTGAAATCCCACCTAAACGCCGAAAAAAGGCGTAGACTATCCCGGAGACTTGAAAATGGCCGAAACTGAACTTCTTGATCCACCCGTTACCGACATCGTCGAGTCTCCCGAGCCTACGCTCAGAGATAGCATCGAAACAGCTATCGAAGCCGAGGGTGGCGACAGCGAGGGCGAGGGCAAGCCCCGTGAACCCAAGCCCGAAAGTGCAGAACCCGCACCTACTGCAGTCGCTCCTACAACTCCCGTTGCTGAGGTTGTAGCTCCGGCTTCTACGGAGTTAAAGGCTCCTGCTCAGTGGAAGCCTGCGATACGGGAAAAATGGGCCGGACTTCCCCGCGAGGTACAAGAAGAAGTACTGAGGCGCGAGGGCGACAGTCTTCGACTGATCGGCTCGGTAGGACAAAAGATCCGACAAGCTGACGAGTTTAATCAGCATCTTGCTCCCTTTATGGAGCGGCTCAATGCTCATGGAGCCAGCCCTACGGAATTCATGGGTGACGTATTTGGTACGATCAAAACCCTGGCGGGCGGTTCCGTTCAGGAACGGGCTGAGGTTGTAGCGAATATCATTCAGTCCTACGGGGTGGACTTAAAGACCCTGGATGGAGTACTGACTCACCGACTGAGCTCGCCTCCAACTGATCCTAGAGTTCTTGAGGCTCAGCGTAGAGTAGCGATAGCTGAAGGCCAGTTACGCCAACAAGATGTCTATCGTCAACAGTATACGGAAAAAACAGTAGCGAATACGTTGCAGCAGTTTGCTTCAGATGAGAAGAACGAGTTTTTCAGCGACGTTCGGGAATTGATGGCAGATTTGGTAGAGTCCGGCAGGGCTAATAGCCTTGACGAAGCCTACTCGTCTGCAATATGGGCAAATCCCGACACTCGTAAAATCCTCCTTCAAAGAGAAGCCGAATCCCGTGCGATCGCGAAGAACACTCGCGCTACGCACGCTCGTAGGGCAAGTTTGTCCGTAGGTGGCGCTCCTCGCAATGCAGGAGCGACGACTGCCGGTCAAAATATGTCTTTACGCGATACGATTGCAGCGGCCTTTGACGAACAGTCTCCCGCCTAACCCTTCCCTTTCAAGGAGAATCAAATGGCTTTCCCAAACCTTACCGACATCGTAGCGACGACCATTCAGTCGCGCACGCGTCAGATTGCCGACAACGTCACGAAGAATAACGCTCTCACCGCGTACCTGAACAAGCGGGGCAATCGCAAGCCGTTCAGCGGCGGTAATACCATCCTCCAGGAAATCTCCTTCGCTGAGAACGCGAACGGCGGCTGGTACAGCGGGTATGACCTTCTCCCCGTTGCGGCGCAGGACGTCATCACCGCGGCTGAGTTTGCGATCAAGCAGCTCGCCTGCCCGGTTACGATGTCTGGTCTGGAACAACTCCAGAACGCGGGTCGTGAGCAGATGATCGACCTGATCGAGGCGCGGATCAACGTTGCGGAAGCGACGATGGCCAACCTTCAGTCGCAGGGCGTATACTCGGACGGCACGACCTACGGCGGCAAGACCCTCACGGGCCTGGCGGCAGCGGTAGCGGTCACCCCGACGAACACCTACGGCGGTATCGACCGCGGCACCTGGACGTTCTGGAAGAATCAAGTCCTGGCGGGCAATTCGGAAACGTCCGCCACGATTCAGGGACGTATGAACACCCTTTGGGCAGCGCTCGTTCGCGGCTCTGATCAGCCCGATCTGATTATCATGGACAACCTGATCTGGGGCATGTACGTCGCCTCCCTTCAGAGCCAGCAGCGATTTACCGAGCCAGGTACGGGTAATCTCGGCTTCACGACGCTCAAATTCATGGGCGCTGACGTGATCCTGGACGGCGGTATCGGCGGCTTTGCAACGACCAAAACGGCGTACTTCCTCAACACGAAGTACATCTTCCTTCGCCCGCACTCGGCTCGCGACATGGTACCGCTTACGCCCAACCGGCGTTACGCGGTCAACCAGGACGCGGAAGTCCAGATCCTGGCTTGGGCAGGCAACCTCACCTCCAGCGGCCCGCAGTTCCAAGGCCGTCTCACCTCGTCCTGATTCTTCGGGGTAGTACCTTTCCCCAGGCTTCGGCCTGGGGCTTTTGGGAGGGAAGATGAACCTTAACGGCAATAGCGCAGCGGCTCCGGCCAGTCCTCTGGGTATGATGACCCCAGGGATTGGCTTCGCGCTTGCTTCCGTTCAGGATACTGGCGACGCCCCAGTACAAGCGGCCTATGGGGGCAATCGCCTATCGTCTCCGTTCAACGTCGGTACTCTCACCGCAACTTGGA